AAACGATAGACACGATTGCCTAAATATTGCAAATCTTCGATATCTTTATGCTCGATCAATTTTAATGTGATACCGTAAAGTTGCATGTGGTGAACCATTTCGTCGAAATTATAATCTTCTTTTCGTAATTTGATCGACCAAAGACTATCATCACCTGTATTATATAAAATGTTCTGTTTAAAGAAGTCTTCAGTGGTAAAGTTTCGACCGTTAGCCCGATGATATGAAATCCAGCCAGCAATAAAGCAAGCACGAAAACTCCATGTATTATCCCAGGATGTCGCACTTTGACCCGTTCCACCACCACGATTTTTAAAATGAAGATTATATGCTTTGTCCAAATTTTGTGAAATATGATCAATGCATTGAAATGGATTCTCGACTTTAATATGAGGTGTATTATACGACGAAGGAACCTCAGAATGAATAAACGCAAAGTACGGATGAGTTTGCTCGAATTTATTCGTAAAATGTTTTTGCGTTAATATAATTTTATTTTGGTATTCTGTTAAATCATAGGTTTTTGCCTGTTCATAAGAAATAAAACGGTTAGGAAAGGAAAGGCAAAGTTTCTCGATTGTCGAAGACGAATCAACTCCGATAGTGAGTGATTGCCATTTCGGCTCAGTAATACCCATTATATATGCCTGTTGCATTGAGTCGTAATTAGCTTTCATGACGGAATAAGCTTTATGTTTAAAATCGAACTTATTCGTTTCATAACCATAATAAGTTAAGGCAGCTAATGCTTCAAACGCATAAGGCTTTAACCGAGAATCGTATTGTGTGGCATCTGCTTCGAAATAGAAACCACCACGAACTTTGAAATCTTCGAGATTTTCAAATAAAGTTTGCATATTTTGATTTAAAATCATACCAATGCCAACACCGGTTGTGCGCCATGTGATACGTTTATTACGTTCTAATTGAATGATTTGATCGATATAATAAGAGGCTAGATCTTGAGCGACCACCGAACGAGGATCTTTACCTTCGACTAATTTTTGGGCATCAACAACTTGCGATTTAAGGAAACCATGATAATAACTAATTGGATATTCACCTTTCTTCAATTGTTTAATAGCGTTACGAATTAATACTTCATCCCATCCAATATCGTATAGTTGTTTCCTTTTCTTATAGGCTGAAAGAAACGGATTTCCAGGACTATAATTAAACTTAGCATCAAGGTAATATTTAATGGCTTGAGGTGGAGTTAATTTAGCATTTGCGAATGCTTCGGGATATTGCTTATATAATCCTTGTGCGACTTCCCATGCTAACTGTTTCTCTTCAACTGTAATAGGATTATATTTCGGTACATATCGATCATATGTTTGACGATTTTTAATTGGGTGTTTATCGCCAAATAAAACACCATCTCCACCTTGACTAAC